TCAAAGTTTGGGTCTGCTGGATAAGAGTATAAATCCTTTAAAAGTATTTCACTCCCATTTTTCCAATAAATAACACCGTTTTGACCGTTAAAAGTAAATTGATCTGTTATTTTTAACTGCGATGCTAAATCAAAGAAAGTGTTTAAAGTTGTTTCTTTTAATGTTTTTAGCTTTGCTCTACCCATCAACCATCTAGTACCGGGATAGTTTTGTGATTGTTCAATTAACCATAACACACCTAATGCTGATTTTCCTCCACCTGCTTATTCTTTGCCCCCTTATAATTAAATAAGGGGGCTATTGAGCAGCCCCTCCATAAAGAACCTCCTTAGTAGAGTTATCCTTTAAGAAGTAGACTGCATTTTCTTGCTTTGAAATTAATTTCATATTAAATGTGTTTCCAACTATTTCTATTAACAATATCTTTTATACAAGACTGTTTAACATTATATTCTAAAGCTAACATAATTCTAGTATATATTCTTGGTTTATATTTTTTTCTTATTTCAATAACTTTATTTTCTGTTAATAATGCGTTTCCATTTAAAGAACCTCTTTTTATTATTTTATTAACAGATTGGTCCGATGTATTAAAATAAAATAAATTATTATCTATTGCGTGTTTTGTATTTTCTTTATAGGTATTCCATTCTAAATTTTCAACTCTATTATCGTTTTTAATTCCGTTAATATGATTTACTGTAGCTTTATTTAATGGATTTTCAATAAAAGCTAATGCGACTAATCTATGAACTTTTTTAGTACATAATTTTTTATTTAACATTAAACCAACCCGTAAATATCCTTTTTTATCAATAGCTGGTTTTAATTTGTTTCCATTTAAACCATAAATATTACCCAAAATATCTACTTTATAATTTGAATTTTCTATATTTTTCATATTACAAATATAGTTAAAATATCGATAGGTTGTTCAAACGTGTATATAATTATTATTCATTTGGTTTTATTCCGTTACCTAAAGATATAACATTTGTAGTAATTTCACCTGAATGTTCTGTTTGTATTTTGTCACCATATTTTTTAGGCTTTAATTTGCTTAACTCCCATTTTTTAGCGTCAATTTTTAACCTTTGTAGTTGAACCCATCCACTATCAATTTTGCCCGTTAAAGCATCTCTTTGAGGCTCTTCAAGATAATCTTGTTCAATACTTTCGAATTTTAATTCGGTTCTAACATCTGTTACATACGCGTATTGTTTTACTTTTTCTTCATCTTCTTGTAACCAATCAAAAAATGATTTAGAAGATAAATTAACTTCTTTTAATGAATAACGCAAAGATTTACCACTTTCGATTAAATCAAAAATAGTTTTACAAATAGTTTCTTTATTTTCTTTTGAATATGCCATAATCACAAAAGTACAAAATTATTGAACACCCCATTCAAAATAATTGATTTCTTTTTGAAGTTTAGAATAATCACCGCCTGAAACTATCAAACGGTGTAATTCTTTTTTCTTTTCATCGATGCTAATTTGCTGGTGACCGTTACATTTATCGTTATAGTTTTGAAACTTACAACTCTTTGGATCGTGTCGGCAGGTCTTGCAGGATTTTAGCATTTAAATAACCACTTCCAAAAGTTAAACTTTACTTTTACTTTAGGCTTCTCACCCATTTCATTTGCTGTATAGGAATAGTGTTGTTTCATAGTTTCTCTAATTGTCTTATTGCCCATTGAGCGTAGTTAATAATCTTTTCAAAATCTTGTTTGTCTTGTCCTTTTTTTCTAAATATTATAAGTTTTATTGTTTTTAAGATTACTAATTGAAGTTTTACTTACCCCAAATTTTAAACCTAATTCTTTTAAAGTTAATTTAGAATTTTTAATAAAATTAATATCTTCATCTTTTGTAATTTTTCTATTAGAACTTTTAACCCCAGTGCTTCCTGTATTTAAACCATTTAAAATAGCGTGTTTTACGTTATAACTTCTAGTACACCATTCTAAATTTTCAACTCTATTATCGTGTTTTATTCCATTAATATGATTTACATCGGTATAATTATTTGGATTAGGTATAAATTTATTTGCTATTGCTCTATGTAAATAAATAGTTTTACCATAAATATTAATTGCTTTATATCCTTTTCCTATTTTACAAGATACATCCATATTTGTTTTAGTTAATGCATAACCTTCTTTAGTTAAATTTAAATCTAAACTATTGCTATGGTTATTCATACATCCACAAGTTCTATCGTGTAAATTTTCAACTAATTTAATATTTATTTCTTTTATATTATCGCAAACTTCGCATTTATAAATAGCTCTTTTTTTGCTTTTTTCGCTTAACATAATTAATTTTAAATATGTTTTCCCTTTAATAAATTTTTTAATTTCCATCTTTTTGTTCTTTTAAATATAAATCAATTAATACTTTAGTCTTTTCTAAATCTTCAATAAACTGCCCTTTTTTTCTACAACGCACAATTCTTTTAATTAAATCGAATTCATAACTGTTTAATTTTTGCTGTTCACAAAATTTATAAATACTTCCGTTTGAATTGTCGTAGTGTTCTGGCTTGTTTACTATTTCGTTTATTGTATCTGATATTTTCATTTTACAAATTTATTAAATTATTGTATTACTTTTACTTTAAGTTGTTGTTTATAATGGTTTTAAATTGGTTCGTACTTTCTTATAAATTCATCGTTATATCCAATTTCAATATTAAAATATTTTTCATCTTCTAAATATTTAAACGAATGTATCCAATGCCAACACTCAACCCCATTTATAATTTTGGAAGGTAACTCTAAATTTTTAGCAGTTCCAGACATTCTAAACTCTTTACCTAAAGGTGAAACTTGTGTCCCTAAAGTTATATTTATAGTATTGTTACCTATTAAAATCTTGTCCATATCCTTCCCATATTTTTACTGTTATACCTTTTGCTCTTAATTCTGAAATTCTTAATTCCTGCAATGCTGATAGTTTGCCAATATGGCGTTTAACCTCAATATACATCGTTTCGCCATCTCGGTGACAAAGCAAATCAGGATATCCCGATGCTGATAGTTTAATTATTTTTAAACAAAGCCAACCTTCTTTTGTCAGTTGTTTGATTATTTTTGTTTGTATCTGTTGCTCCAACATTGTATAATTTTTTAAAGGTTGATAGTGTAAAATCTTTTTTTAACATTACTGATTTATAAATTTTTTCTTCAATACCATCTTTTGCAAATATCCAAAAAATAGTATTTTCTTTTCTATCCATTGTTGTAAGTCTATCTTTAGCTTGAAAATAACTTACTGCTGAGAAAGCAATATTAAAAAAAACTAAGTGATCCGCCATTTTCAAACTTATGCCTTCACGCCCTGAAACAATTTGTAAAGCTATCCATTTATCTGAATTATTAAATTCTTCTAAATCGGTGGTTAATTTATTACCAATTGATTGTTTTAACATTTCCAATTCAGCAATAAAATTATAAAAAATAGCAATCTTATATCCTTCAAACTTTTCTTTTATAAATTCTGCTTTTGAATTATCAATTATTTGAAAAGTGCCATCTTCATGCTTTATAGTTCCAGAATATAGTTGATGTGTTTTCTGTTGTAATTTCACACCTGTATCGGCAATAATTGATTTTCCTGCTTTGTTTGTTACTACTAAATCTTTATGTAACCTTTTTACAATAGCGTATGTTATAGGCTTCATTTCAACCTCCAACACCATTTCATTAACCGATGTTGTAAATCCTGCCTCAGCTTGTGTGAAAGTAATAATAGAGTGTCTTATCAAATGCCAAAAGTCTTTTTTCTTTGCATTTGAATAGTCTTTTACTTGTGCATATCCTAAATACTTTAATTGAATATCCACATATTCATTAGCCCATTGGTAAAAGTTCTTATACTGTTTAAACGGGCTATTATTTGAAAGTGTAAACAAATGATAGTACTGAGAATAACTTTCGGGTGTGGGCGTTCCTGATAGCATTATCATAGGTATATTGCCAAACCTTGTCTTTACATCTTTATAATACTTTGATGGCTTTGGGTATGAACTATAACCATGTACCTCGTCAATTATAACAACATCGTAATCAATTGAGGTTATTTTATGCAAACTTTCACGATTAATAATATCGATGTGAAATGTATAATCAAAATTTGTATAATCATTTTGTATTGAAGAAAACGCTTTGATTTTTGTAATAAATAAAACTCGCTTTGCATTTACTTTTTTACAAGTTTCTAAAGCCATTAAGGTTTTACCTGTTCTAACCTCAGCAAATATACACACTAACTTTTTACGGGTTAAGATTTCAGCAGCGTCTACTGAAATCTTTTCTTGATAGTTTCTTAATTTCATAATTAAAACATTAAATCGTTATCTTCTTCTTTGATTGTTTCAACATCTTTATTTGAAATTTCAAACCAACGTTCCCCGTTTGTGTTTCCTGTTAGGTATTCAAAATTATAAAATTTTGCGTATTGTTCAATCCAGCGTGTAAACCTATTTTGACTTAATTTATAAGTTTTAAAATCAGGATATTCATTTACAAAGCTGTTATAATATGTTTGTTTATTGCAACGAGTGTTAAACTCCATATTTTCGTTTTTACCATTTACATCAGGTTTTGTCCATTCATAAAATTCAAATGATGTATTCTTAATAAATTTACGAACTTCAAGATTTTTAAAATCATGTTTAGTCAATCCGTTTTTTAAATAATATTGTACACATTGTATCATAAAATTATCAAACATCGACCATTCATCTTCATTCCAATCGTCAAATAATAAGTGACCAAATTCATCTAATGGCGTGTGTTTGTAACTAAAATAATCAGCAAGTTCAACCTCAAATTTTCTTCTTTCAAAAGAACCACCAACGCCTCCAATAGTGTAGTTAGTTGTTATTAATATTTTTGGGCTTTGTTGTACTGGTAATTTAATAGCGTCTTGACCTTTATATTCCAAAGTTATACCCTCAGTAATTAAACTAAATAAACTTTCAAAATTAAAGTTCTTTTTAACATCGTCAAACACTAATATTTGAGTGTCGGTGCTAACAGTTTGATAAGGAAAACTTTTTGTAAATTCAAAGGTTTTCCCATCAATACTGCTTACTTTTTTCATTTGTGAAAGTGCATTCCAAAACAACCCTTTTCCACTCCCTCCATTTGGGTTTTCAGAAATAGTTTCATCATTAAAAATAATAGCTTTATTATTTGCGCTTGTCTTAAAAGAGTGTAATAAATACCCAATAACTGATTTAAAACTATTATACTTTTCAGCATCTTGACCAGCAATAAGCCAAAGGAATTTTCTAAACACTGAATTATGATGATTGCTTTCTTTATATTCTCTATTTACTATTTGTCTTTTCCAAACAAAACCATCCAAATCTAAATAATCAATTGTTGAAATGTTTTCATCTTCTATTTTTACAACGCAATTATTAAAATATAAAAAACATTCTGTTTGTGTATCTTCTTTTATTTTAATTTCTGAACTTTCTAAAAAACTTAAAAAATCAGGTTGAAAATATTTTGGAGTTGAAGCCATAAAATCATACGGACTAAATCCAATATCTTCACGTGATAATAAATTTTCAAGTACAAAATCTTTTATTCTTTTTTCACTTGTTTCCTCAACAAGGTTTTGTTCAATCTTTATAAAAGTATAAGTATTTGTGTCAGTAGGAAAATATTTAAAAAAGTTGTTTTGTTGTAACCAAAATTTATATTTATGTGGGCTTAAATTAACTTTACCTTTATCATTATAATACCAAAAATCTGAAACTGATATTTCTTCTTTGATTTCATCAATACACTTTTCAATTTCTTTTTTATCATAATCTGAATGATAATCTAAAACTTCTTTTTTATTTTTTCCTGTTCTAATTTGTTTTTCAATTTTTTGTTTAATTGATTTGTCTTCAAAAAATTTAGTTCCAAACTGATTTGTTTTTTTGTATGCAGAATTTGAAAGCGCTAAAATCTCTTTACTATCAAAATCCTTTGTTTCATATTGAAGTAATGTTTGTTCAGCAACATTTTTATTAATCCCAAAATCATTAAAAGCCGATGCAAGTTTAAAAAGATTTGTATTTCTATTACCATTACTTAAAGTATATTTACCATCAAACCATTTCATTAAATTGGTTATAATTAAATTATCTGATTTAATTGCTATTGATACATTTTTTAAACCAATATCTTCAACTTCTGGCAAATCAATTTTATCCCATAATATTGAATTTTCATTTATAAACAAATCAGGATCGTAGCTTTCAAAACAAAACCTAGAAACATCTGAACCACTATCATCCCAATTAGGATGATTATAATAGTTTTTTAGGCTTTTAAAATACTCTTTGTGATTTTCAATAATAGCAGGAATTTTTACAAGTGCTTTAATTCCTTTCCCACTTGGTGAAATCCAAGTACTAAAAATATAATCATCATCTGAAATTGAATTTTTAAAATCAATTGCATCCTGTTGTGTTTCAAATTTATCAAAATCTAAAATACAAAGCCCTGAATGTTCTTTAATACCAGCTATTGAACGATATTCAAACACACCATTAAAACACACACCGGGTAATTTACTTTTATTTTTATCGTATTCTATTTTAGATAAAGTTCTTAACCAATCTATTGTTTCTTTACTTTTACCTTGTTTAATTCTTTCAAGACAAAATAAAACATCCTTTGTAAAACCATTAGATACATCAGTTGCTTTTTTGTATATTGTTACGTTACACATATTTTATAAAAAGTTAATGCCACTCAAACACGCTGGAAGTCGTGAAAGAGTGGCATTGATAATATTTTTTCAATAGCTTCCAGACTACAATACAAATATAGTATTTTTTATATTATAAAATACTATTTAAATAAATTATTTTATAATATAAAAATATCTTTTACCATTTGCGTTTTTACTTGTATAAATATAATTATTTATAAAAGCCCAATTTTTTATTAATAAGGTATTTCTTTTTGGAGAATAATTAAATTTTTCAAAATGTTTATTAATATCATTATTATAATATTTTGTATTTATAACAAATAACTCATTACATTTTTCATAAAATAATTTTTCATCACCATATTTTTCAACATCACCAGGATTAAAAATATTTAATATTGAATTACTAGTATTTCTGTACCAATCATTAGAAAATAAATCTAATGTTTTTTCTCTTAATATTTTTTGTACTTCTAAATGTTTCATTTTTTTTAAGTTTAATTATATTTTGTAAATATACAAATAATACACTTATTAATTATAAAAAAACGTTTTTATTTTTTAAATGTTTTTAATTAGTACATTTTATATTTATAGTTTTTAAAAAGATACTAGACTTAAACCCAATAAATACAAAGGTTTTTATATCAATAGTACCCTTTTTCACTTTTTTTTGACTTTTTTGAATTAAAAAAACATTTTTTTTTATTTTTTCTTTTCTCTATAATATAGTAGGGTATATCAAAGTGTTTTTGTGTACTATTGTTTATTTAAAAAAACGGTCATTTATTTTAGTACTTCAGTACTGAACATAAAAAAACCCTCAATTAAGAGGGTTTAATATAGTTGTGTTGTATTTGTATTTAAAACTCTAAATCATCGCCATCAGGATCGTTACCTAAAGCCTCGTCTTCCATTGTTTCAGTTGGTTCTGATTTCACTAAATACGCTTTTAAATAAGTTTCCAATATTCCAAATGCATTATCGGCTAAATCCATTTCACTTTCTGAAAGTGATTTGTCAAATTCAAATACTGGAGTGTAATATTTAACAGCCCCTTTTTTGCCTTCTAAAGAACTTTTAATATTTACCCACTCATCAGGAAGTCTTTGTCTATTTTTGTTTGTAAAATCGCCCCAAGATTGACAAGAAGCCCCTTTAAGTTGTAAGTTAGCAAGTGAGCCATCTTCTAACATAATGTAAATTGATTTTACATAGTGCGCTCCCGCTGCTTTTACTTTTTCTTTAATGTCAGAGTAAAGCCCTTTTGCAATT